CTATCTTCTTCATAGATTTTTTCTTCCACCTGATCTCCTTGGTGTCGGATGAAATATTGCTCTGAATGTCCCTAATTTCCTTGATTTTACCCTCTTTTAGTGATACTTGCTCCTTGATCTCTTCAAGCTTCTGTTTAAGATCCACTGTGGCACTTGCAATTTGATTGAGTTGGTCGCTAATTCCCTGTTGATGGGTCTTTTTGCTTCGTTCTGTAATAGTTTGGCTACAAGTTGGGCATCTATCGTTTTCTTCATAGAATTTCATCTCCTTATTAAGTGTTTTCTTCTTGTCATTGAACTTAGACTGGTACACTCTCAGTTCATTTAATTTATTGGTCACATCACCTATGGAATCTGCCTCATTTTGGAGTAAATCTACAGTTTCTGCTGACTTTATGATGTTATCCTCTAGCACATCTACCTCAGTCTGTAACGTGTGGATATCCGTACTCTTTGCGTCCCTCTGTTTCCTCTGATTTGCCTTAATATCCTCTATAAATCGCTGTTGTATCTCTACTTTCTCCTTAATTAGGTCAAGGTCATACGTTGCCTGTGTTATGCTGTCACGTAGTCCTTTTGCTCTTCCTTTGAGGATGTCATTCATGGTAGAAAACACCTTAATATCAAGCAAATCCTCTATAACTTCCCTTCTATTAGGTGCTGTGAGTTGCATGAAAGGTACGAAGGTACTGCTACCTAGTATGACTACCTGTGTGAATGACTTATAGTTTAACTTTAGTACAGATTGCTCCAACCAGACCTGTTGATCACGTTGATTTGACTCCTGATTGAGTGCTGTACCGTCTCTAAAAATTTCAAATATATTTGGCTTCACTCCTCTGTTCACTTGCCAATGAGTTGACCCTATTTTGAACTCAATAGAGACCAACATCTCCTTCGCATTGACAGCGTTGATCAGTTGTGCTTGTGATATCTTACGAAAAGGTTTCTTGAACAGGACAAAGCAGATAGCATCGAGCATCGTGCTTTTTCCTGCCCCGTTGGAACCGACGATTAGTGTAGACGGACTACCTTTCAAGTCAACTTCGCTGAAAACGTTACCTGTTGATAGGAAATTCTTCCAACGAATTTTCTCAAATACGATCATAATAAATAGACAAATTAAAAATCAGGAGGTATCACTATTTGATCTGGTTCGATCACATAATATGGGTGATTATACTGTTTACAAGTACCAATCGCCTCGTCTGCCGACACTTCTACCGCATCAAGTTGTGGGTAATCGTTCGCTTCCAATAAGCCAGCATAGCGTATTGCGTCGTCTTTGTCAACAAACAGGTAAAGTGTCTTTTTACCATCCTTTTCTGTAGAATAGGCACCCATATTTTCTTTTCCTTTGAGTGCCAAGATAAACATTAGACCAGCTCCAGTGCTTCGATGTACAGAGATTTTAGAATTGTTTTAATACCCTCCTTGTCATGGTATTCCATGCCATTTACATAGTTATCTAACAATGTGAGAGTATCTTCCTTCTCTATATCTATATCATCAGAGAACTCAGAGTCGTATGCGGAATCCTCTACCACCTTGATGTCATATACACCATTTACATAGAGTTGAGAGATGAAATATTCAAACTTAGCAGTGTCTTTTTTGTTCTCTACTATGACTTTGACCATCCTATCCTTGTACTGTCTAGCATCAGGTAGTTTCCTCTCGTCATAAAAAATCTTGTCGAAGATTCGATAGGGATTTTCTATGAATTTCTTCTCTTTTGTGGTCGTATTGTACTCATGGAACCCTCTTTCGTCACCCCAGTCGTTCCAGTATATGTGATAGGGATTACCAAGGTAGTGGCAGTTACCATGGTGTGACTTAGTGTGGTAGTGACCACTGAAAACTTGGTCAAATTTAGCAAAAAGGTTCTTATCTATGCCATGTGTCATGGTAAATCCTTTGTGTGCTTCAAACCCATTGAGTTCTAGATGACCCATCGCTACAGTAGCAGTGGTATCTTCTATCATTTTATAGGTTTTTTCCTGATTTTCAGCATTTATCCATGGTATGAACAGTATTTCTAAGTCACCTATCATCACCTGTGTTGGTTCAGAATATATGTGTACGTTGTCATACTCACCAAGGAAATTATCTAGTGTATTTACGCTGTTTGTGTCCTTAAAATAGGCAGTATGGTTCCCCACGAGTGAGTGAACCTCGACCCCCATTTTTTGTAGTCTATTGAAGTAATTATTTCTTGCCCAATCTACTGACCAGATGTCTACATTCTTACGATTATCAAATGTATCACCTAAATCTAGCAGTATTTTTATATTATTCTCCTCTAGGTATGGAAAGAATACGTTGTCATAGAAGTCAAGGAAGTAGTCATGAAAATGTCGACTAGATTTCCTAGCACCGAAGTGCTGATCAGTTATAATTGCTATATTCAATTTGATTTTACCTGTACGTTTTCTTTTATGCTGTTCATTGCTGAGTGATCATCGTTACCATCACTATGGAATAGCTGATCATACCCTGATTTTGTTATAATTTTGTTTTTTATCTCTAATTGTCTCTTCTCTTTAGAAATCCTACGTAAGAAAGCATAGTATATTATCTGTGTAAAATATGCGAAAGGGTTACTTGACTTGCTTGGATCAAAGTTTCCTATGTACTGTACACAATTTTCTATACCATCACATATCATGTCCTCTCTGAACATATAGTTGACGAAGTTAGGTTTATATGACAGGTGCGTTGCTATCTTAAGAAAACATTCTCCTATGTAATTGTTGATGCGGGGTTTGGGTTCTCCATTTTCCTCAGCAACCTTACATTCTGCCTTGAAATCTACAAGGGCAAGAAGGAATTCTTTGTTATTAACGTAGTGTTCTGACTTCTTTTTCATACCAATGGGTTTGGTTACTTACAGTATACTATGTTACGATGTCCACGTCAAGCTTGACAACACGCTCTGAAAGGTGTACACTAACTGTGTAGCAGGTTCAAAGGCAAATTAGGACCATTTGTTATTTCTTTTAAAAATAGACTCTAGAATTGCTCTAGATTCCTCAACACTACCGACCCTGCCTTGATTTTTAGGTGGGGTTTTCGCATAATCAGGGTCTATTTTACTCACAGACATCTCGTAGAATGCTTCTACTTCAGCATCACACTCTACACATGTGATGACTCTATCCATAGGGACTATAAAAGATCTTTCCCTAGAGAATTTCATCCAAGGGGAGACCTTGGCACCCACTCTATCAGACACTGTAACCTCTTCTACAAGGATAGGTGTCTCAAGGACTAGGTAGTGTCCGTTATCATCATCAACAAAAGTAACCCTTGATAGGATTTCTTCACCTGATATCATTTTCAACGCTCCGATAAACTCTTCGTCTGTAGGCATTTTATTTTGTTTGTAAATTGACATCAATGAACTCGTAATCAAACGATTCTTCATTGTATATTTTAACACGTTCAACCAAATGGTTGAGAGTATAGTTGCGACGACCTCCTTTTGAGATGTCATCTGCTATATCATATAGTACAGCTTTTGTCTTGTTGTCTCCCTTGCGGAGTACCCGTCCGATTGACTGTAAATTCCTTATCCTCGACTTACTTGGCGACGCAAAGACAACGTTATGTAAGTTCCTAATATTAATACCAGTACTAAAAGTGCCATAGGATGCCACAATAATAGAATCTTTAGTAGTCTCAGCGATGCGTCGTGCCTTCTCTCTATCTTCAGTCTCTACTCCACCGTAGATAAGGAAGGTTTGTCTTGAATCCTCTACATGATTATTTATCAAATCGAATAGTGGCATACCATGTCTCTCAACATAGTTGAATAAGACCAGTGTATTACCTTCTAGATCACACACTAGGTTGCGTATGAACCTATTGCGACCCTCGTGGGAGCATATGTACTCCATCTCATCCTGATAGTTGTCAAACTCTTTCCACTTATGCTTGAGCATGAGGATTTTGATCTCAAACTCTGATAGGTGTCCTTCTTTGATAAGACTCTCAGTCTTGGTAACCTTGTTAACAGCACCAAATACACCTTCTAAGACCAGTCTATTGGTCTGTAACCCGTCTAACGTACCAGTGAACCCTATTCTATACTTACAGTCATGTAACTTGTTCATGATACCAGTCAAAGATTTTGCTTTGAACTGGTGTGCTTCGTCACCTATGACCGCCCCGAAGGACTCGAAGTATCTTTTAGGTAGTTTGTAGATAGACTGCCATGTAGTTATTATAACATCTTTCTCAGAAAATGGGGTCGCCCCGCCATATACTTTGTGACAATGGTGTTTTGCTGACCAACCATAGTCTCGGAAGTCCTTGTACATCTGCTCTACAAGGGACGTTGTAGGCACTACAATGAGAGTTTTAAGGTCTTTCTTACCAAAGTATCTACAGAGGGCATATATCATCAGACTTTTACCACTTGCAGTGGGTGACAGGAGGAGTCTCCTCTTGTACCTCATCGCTTCATAGATTGCTTGATACTGATAGTCTCTTACTTTGTGAGGTAACTGTAATCCCTTAACGAATACTCCGACAGCAGCGGGTGTAACAAGGTCATCCACTTCTTCTGGAAGTCCATAGACATCGTTGTCGACGAATTTGTATGGGTATCCGTGTTCCTGTAGAAAAGTTGTAACGTAAGGTAGCAAGCCAGCATATATTTCACCTGTAGCTGGACTGAATAATTTGATTTTTCCATCCCAATACCTCTTTTTGTAGGCAGACATGAACTTTGCTTGAGGCACCTCGAAGGTGAACTCGTCTGCCAATTCATATTGTACGTGGGGTGGGCAATCTAGTGTAAGATATACTTCGTTCTTCTTCTTGATAAGGACATCAGACATCGTAACCCTTCAGCATTTTGGCAAACTCAATCGCATTTTTAATCATGAACGATTGATTGTTCACAGCCGTTAGTATACTCTTAAGAGTATCAATCATCTGGTTATAATACTTCAGCTTGAACACAGCCTTCTGGTATTTTTCATCCGAATCTATGTAGATAGAGATGTCTGTTTTTAGAAGTTTAGTAGGAAATGGCTTGGTTGACTTTCCAGTATAAAATTCCCAGAGTTCACGGTAAAGTGACTTTAGTTTTAGTTCGTGCTCATCTCTGAGCATCGTTACTTGATTCAGTAACTGTAGATACTTAGCATGTTTCCTTGGTATAGCAAGGGAGTCATGATCTAATTTTTCATCATCAAGTTTAGAGTCCTCTTTCCACATGGACTCAATCATTTCAAGATTCATACTAAATGTCTTGTTGTATTATATATTAGACTTTTGCTCCGTCGCTATCTATAAACTCTAGTAAGGTATATTTAAACGTGACATCAGCAGTAACGTAGTCAATATCAGTAGCATCTGCCGACAACCTTACACCACTGAGTGACACAGGGAATAGGTCTTGGAATACTACAGAGGTAATGCTATTAAAATTACTATCTAACACTAATAGTCTAGCATCTGTTGTTGCTTTTCGGAAGTTTGTCTGTCTACCAGGTTCATCAACCTTCATCATATATTTTAAAAACTCTTCTTCATGCTTAGGATTACTCAATCCCTTTAACCATTTGTATATCTCATAGTAGTTGTCCATGTTTTCGTTGATCATGAACGTTAACTGAAGATCACCAAAGGTCATCTTGTCACCAGGTGTGTCATATGCTTTGACTCTGGTTTCTATTTGTCTTGAACCTATGCTTATTTCTGGTATATTTACTGTCTGACAGAAAAATTCTACTGTGGGTACTCTTTCTATAAGAAATTTGAACCCGACGGGTGAGAGAAAGTTCTTGCTATCAGGTGAAAATAACTTACTTGAGGATGTCATTCCCAATACTCATCTAATACATCTAGTACATTATTTAGGATCATTTGAGCTGCTGCTCTCTCATTATCTGTCCAATGAGGGTACCACTGGTGGCGATGAAGTCCATCTTTCATTCGCATCACCTTCGCGGTCATTGCTACTTTGTTCACTCTACCGTTCATAGTACTATAATTTAGCATAAAAAAAGGGGCAAAACGCCCCTTGTAAAGTGATATGTGTATATCCTGATACAGGATTACATAAGGTTAGCAACTCTAACTCTTCTGTAGTAAGCGTTAGCACCAATGTTTGTGCTGTGCTGTGGATCAGAGTTTGTAAGAGCTGTAAGTCCCTTAGCGAATGGGTTAAGAACCATTCCGTAACGAGTTTTAAACCCGATACGTGGCTGGAATGTATCCTGTCCAATCGCTCTGTACATTTGTAGCGGAACGTAAGGACAATAGAATAATCCTGCGTCGTAAGCATTAGTACCTTTGTATCCAACAACGTAGTATTGGTCAGCAGATACGTTTGCTGAGTAAGGGTCGATGTACACTTTGAATCTTCCGTTGATTGTACCAACGAATGTGTTTCCTGTGTCATCAATCTCGCCAAGTCCACCAACTGCTTGGTTGATACCTGAAGAGTAGTCTAGAACACCCGCCATAGCAAGAGCAGAAGCAACATCACTAGAAGTGATGATTACGTTACCCTTTCCTCTACGAGTCTCTAGTGCGATTGCGTTAGCATCTCTTTCGATCTGGAATAGTAGACCTTTGAATTTCTCAACAGACCATCTTCCATTTGAGTCAACGTCTAAGTCGAATACACCCGCGTTAGCAGTGTTGACCTGAGCACCTGGTTTAGCACCACGGTAAACAGTTCTTACAACTTCTCTGTTGATTTCAGCAAGGATCTCAGTAGAAAGAATGTTTGCTAGTTCAGACTCGGCATCTAATCCGTGGATTGCTTTCAAGTCTTGAGCAAGTTCAACTGAGTAGTCTGCTCTTAGTGCTCTACCTTTAGCTTCAACAGCAATTCTGTCTATGCTAAACGCCATTTCCATGAACGCTGTAGAAGTACCTTCTCCTAATGATTCAAGTTCAGAGGAAGTAAACTTACTTGAAGCAAGATCATAGTTAGTAGCAGTTGTACCACCACCAGAAGCATCGTTGATTAAACCTGGGTTTTTCTCAGTTGTTGCTGTTGGAGGAGTACCACCTTGAGTACCAGAGAACTGTGCGTCTGGCTCGTCGAAGAACGCTTCGTTTCCTGACTGGTTCACATAGCGTGATCTCATTGCGAAGATCAAACCTGTAGGACCATTCATAGGCTGAACACCTGCGATGTCATAAGCAATAAGCTTAGGCATAGCACGACGAATCAAGCTTATGAGGATTGGGTCGAAACCGAAGTTAGCACCACTACCTGTTGTAGGGGTGTTGATAGGACCTGCGTTAGTAGGTGCCTCTGTAAGGATTTGTTTTTCCTCACGCATGAACCTTTCTTGGTTCTCTAGGAGTTGTGCGGTAACCGCTTTACGATAGTTATCCTTTATCTCAGGAAGACCATCATGCTTTAGTACGGGATTCCACTTCTCCTGTAGTTTTTCTGTATTGAACATTTTAAAATGTTAGTTTAAGAGAGTGAATTAAATCCTTTTAGCAAGTTGCTCGACATATGATGCCATGCTCTCACTAATTGATTCAAGTTGTTTTTCTGCCTCTGGTGCAGATTCTTCTGAAGCAACCTCAGTCACGGTCTCTGCCTTTGGAGCACCAAAGTATGATTCCTTAATTTGACCTAGCTTCTCACGATACGACTCATCAGATTTGAATTCGACTGCATCGGCAAGGGATTTGAACTTGTCCTTCTGTGTCTCTGCGAGACCTCTGGTAAGTTCACTCAAAATCTCATGTTTACGATAGGTACCCACTACCTCGTGTAGTTCGACATTCTTCTTAACCTGTTCGTTAAGTCGGTCTTCCATGTCATCTATTTTCTCGCTCATCTCAGCAGCAAGATCCAGTTTATCATCTGGAACATTGATGTTTGATTCGATGAACAATTTCCTTAATCCTTCCATGAACGTCTCAGTGACTTCAGTGCGGAGACCTTGCTCAACAGCAAGTTCGTTCTCCTTGAGCCACTCATCGCAAGCGTACTGGAGGAAATTCTCTACGCGACTAGCAAATTCTTCTTTGATCGTGTCGATCTCTTCTACGAATTTGTTAGCTGCTTGCTCCTTAAGGGAGTCAATCTTTGCTGTGACCTTTGCGTCAACAGCTGCTTCAAAGACAGTCTTTGCTTTCTCTGTGAACTCTTCATCTAAGTCAGCACCCTTAAGTACTGCTGCGATGTCTTCACTGCTGTCTTCAGTAACCGCTTCTCCTTCGACTTCCACGTCGTCAAAGATTTTAGCTGATAAAGCACCAGGCATTGATGATGATGCACCAGATGGTTTCATCTTCAAGGTCTTGTCTTTCTCTACTCCTACAGGAGCTGCTGCTTTTTTACCAACGTTATCAGGACCTTCAGGTTTTTCCTTAGAAGAACCACCTACCTCAATGGCATCGTTCTTTAAGTCTGACTTTTGTTGTGGCACAGCACCACCAGTAATGGCAGTATTGCCTGTTGCTGCGTCTTCAGAAACTTCGGTTTTTGGTTCAGATGCTTCCTCAGCTACAGCTTCAGTTGCTTTCTTTTCCGCGATGAGTTTCTCAAATTTTTCATCTATTGTGGACATGGTTTCTCCTACGAAATAAGATCTGCGGTAATTTAACTATTTTTATTTATAATTTATATACTTCTTAAGAAAGTCGCGAACGCGGAAATCTTTCTTTCTTGAAGTTCTTGTGGATTTGGTGCATTGTCAATAGCAGCCTTAATCTCTTCG